AGAAACTTTCATCTGATGTTGTACCCAATGTACCATTAATGACAATACCAGAGTTACCTCCGATACCCCCAGTCCTAACTTCACCAACCTTTCGATCGGTTGTTCTGAGAGGATATTTACCCACGAGTTGTTCTAGAGCTTTTTGTTTTGTTTGTGTAACATTATGCTCTGAATAAATCTGTAAATAATCACTCGTGAGCCTTTGTACAATCTCTCCACCTATTATGAGATCGGCATGCTCTATAATTGCATGACCAACAGATTCTATATAAACTCTTGTCAGATCAATTTGTGGTAACGTCATTTTTACACTTAACGTCTTGAGAAGATCACCTTGGTTTTGTGGAATTTTAAAACGAACTGTTTTTCCAAAATCAGCTTCATTGTTTTCCGGATCTATATCAACGAATTCGCATGAAAAGTTTGAATGCTTCTTGAAACTTTCCACAAAATAACTGTAGTCTGGATCCGCTGTAAAGAACCTCTCTTGGGGTCCAGAAGCCAGGAGTTGAACTTGTCCAGCCATTACTACTATATCTATCTAAAATTTTAATCCTGCTAATCCACTCTCGATGCGCAGTACGTTATAATTTACTGCATACACCCGTGTGTTATTCTCTAGTACAGAATTCACGGGATCTATTTCAATCGTGAAAAGCTTGTGAGTTATGCGACTCATATTCACCTGACCAGTTGGAAAAGGCATCTCTGGTTGGAGAGAGAATGAGTATATACCAAACTTTGACGGACCTAGGAGGGCGTTTGTTCCGTTAAATTCTTCAGGTGTCTCTTCGAGAGCGGAAGGAGAATTTACGTGGTATTTCAATGCTTGTTCATACGCGAGGAATAGACCATCTCTTTTAAATACGACTTCATTGTTGAACCGAAGTTCAGCATCCACAATTCCGTTATAGTAGTGTGGTATGTTACCATTTGCTATGTTTTGTGAAACAAAGAACATTTCTTTCACTGGGTGCTGGAAATTAAGCATCACGGACTTTTTATTTTCACCCGCCTTCATCTTAAACCTAGCCAATTGCACCTGGGTAATCACATAATCTAGAGGTCTAGACATGAGATACCCTCTCTCTTCAGGAGTGACATAGGCGAATTCTGTATCCAAAGACATCTTGTTGATAGATGCTGTCACATCAGCTATAGTATCAGTTGGGTCAGTGGAACTGATATTCCTCACCAACTGATCAAGAGGCCTTGTTTTAATTCGCACTTCAACGAGTTGCTTGGTAAGAGCACATGTAGGTATAGCTAGGGATGGGGTCCTATAAAAGTAGAATGGAAGATCCAGGAAATACGTATATTCATTTGCATAACTCAAGTAATTTCCGTGACCAGTGAGGAAATAGAGGGTTTGTTCAATGTCATCGTTCGTGTTGTGAAGTTGTTGGTGCATATAGATGTATTCGCCTGTGATTCTCTCGATTACCTGACCACCTATAAGAAGTTCAGCATACTCTATGAGATTTGTAATAACAGAAGGACACCAAACCATATCGTTTTCTCCATTGTCATCAGGTTTTGGATCGGTGAGTGTCACTTTGAGAGTCATATTTCTCACGAGATCACCCTTATCACCAGGAATCTTACACTCTATTATTCGATTAAAACCAACTTCACCATCAAACTGACTTTCTACAAAATCAAAAGCAAATTTGGTATGTCGCTTAAAGTTCATCAGGAAGTATGAAAATTGTGGCTCACCTGTGAGCCATTGGTCTTGGACTCCGGTGGCGGCGAGTCTCAGACGACCAGCCATTCCTACTGTATATGAGTAAAATTTTGGTAAATAAAACGAGACACTACAATAGAATGAATCTTCAATTGAAGAAATTCAAACCTGAAACGATCTCAGATGACAGGGTTTGTGTTTTCATTGGAAAGCGTAATACAGGTAAATCAACCCTAGTGAAAGATATCATGTTCCATAAGAAACATCTTCCAGCTGGTATAGTTCTTTCTGGTACTGAAGAGGGTAACCATTTTTATTCCGATTTCATTCCTGATCTCTTCATTTATGGTGACTATGATAGAGATGCTATAGAACGTGTGATGGCGAGACAACGTAAATTGGTAGGAAACGGTAAGACCAATTGTGGGGCGTTCATGCTTCTAGATGACTGTATGTATGACAGCAAGTTCCTAAAGGACACGTGCATTCGACAATGTTTCATGAATGGACGTCACTGGAAAATCTTCTTCATGCTGACGATGCAGTATGTGATGGACTTACCACCAGCACTTCGCGCGAATGTTGATTATGTCTTCATCCTCAGGGAGAATATTATTCAAAATAGGGAAAAGTTGTACAAATCATTCTTTGGTATATTTCCATCCTTCGACATGTTCTGTAAAGTGATGGATGCATGCACAGAAAACTACGAGTGTCTCGTATTAGATAACACTGTAAAATCTAATAAGATACAGGATTGTGTGTTTTGGTACAAGGCGACAGTAAGGAAGAACTTCAGGGTAGGTGGTCCCGACCTTTGGCGTCTTCATAAAAAAATGTACAATCCCAAACACTTCCAACAAAAGGAAGAAGATGCGAAGAAGGCGACAAAAAAGACAAACCTGAAAATCACAAAGACGCGTTGAGTATTGAATTCAAAAACATAGGTCTATACTAAATGGCCTCTGATCAAGTGCATACCATGAACCTCGCAGATGATGGTGAGGGTATGGTTTCCCTGAACGACAATCCATCTGTGGCTTTTACACCTGAAAAAAATGTACGTGAAAATAAAGAGACGACGATGGATTCTACTCCCATTAATGATATTATGATGGAGCCCCCCATGATGACCGATGAGCCCAGGATGCAGGGTATGATGCCCCAAATGACTGCCCCTCAACCTCAGGGTGCTTACCCCGCGCCTCAGGCGCCTCCCCAACCCGAGAAGAAGAATCCTCTCAACCTCACTGACGAGCAGCTCACTGCTCTATTCGTTGCTGCTTGCACCGCTATCGCTGTGAGCAAGCCCGTCCAGGACCGCCTTGCGACCTCTATCCCCAAGTTCCTTAACGAACAGGGGGGTAGAAGTATGGTTGGTCTTGCCGCTACCGGTGTGGTGGCGGCTGTTGTGTTCTACGTGGCGAAGGATTACATTGTTAAGCCCTGATTGGCTGGTGTTTCCCAACCCATGTTACTATAAATTGAGGTATCAATACCCATATAATATGTTAAAAGGGCTCCCGCTGTGAATGTCCCCATGAGCAAGGCACTCAATTTAAGTTTCTTGCTATTGGAAGCACCAGGATCCTCCACAGCCTCTTTGGTATCGTCAAAAATCTGGTTTAAGACGTAGGTGAGAACAAAGGCGATCACAGTAGAAGCCAGGAAAAATACGCGATCCACCGCCAGGCGGGGGATACTACCAACCACCAAGCGTAACATATTGGGAATGACAAGGGTCATCCAGACAATATTTACAGTGTAGCTGTTGGAAAAGTTTGGAACCATAGACATCCCATATATAACCAACCAATACACAATAGCCATTAGTAAAACACTAAGAGGTGTCTTCATTTGATATATGATTAGATTATTTATCCTGGATGTGCTCTCCACAGAACATCGTCTTGTTTGGTATCTTCTGGTAGATGCCAAGGTTGAGACAAATGTCCCGAAGTTCTATGTAGTTATTCCAAAACTCTTCTGAGTGGTCATACTCCTCAACTGTACAATGAGCTAATTCATGTATCAACACATGGAATATCTCATTTGTCTCACCATCTAGACACACAGCAATCTCACCACCCTTGTTTGTGTTGTATCCAACTCCACCGTTCATGCGAATGAATCCCGTTATAGGAATACACCTGACCAGCATATGAAACTTTTCATGATTCGTCTCACGTAGATGTTCCCTGAGAATTTGATACTTCTCCTTTACTTCGATCAATTTGTAAGGTTCTCGTGTTTGCAAAAGTATAAATAGACTCAACACGATTAATATCAAAAAAGCTATCATCTGTTATATACAAAGATAAATTTGCTATACAGTTCTGAAATTGGATTTCCTGTGAGTCCCTCCCAAAGTTCCAATCTAAGACCCAAATCTTCTAGATGTGTCACCAATTGATCTTTGTATGCAACTGGTTCTGATTTAGGTCCATCCGCATAGTACGGTGTATCCACGAGATTTACAAACAACTTTTCACCAAAACCCCCATTTCCGTGGTCCTTCATTTTAAAAAAGTTTCCAGAATCATCAAGTAACGGAGTTTTGAAAATAATCTTTTCCGAATCTGGTATGATACCTATCAAATGACCCCCTGGTTTTAGTCGTTTTTTGATCTCTTTGATTGAACTCATAAACAACCCTTTGGATGCAAATATGTAATGAAGTGAAAAGTTGAAACACACAATATCAAACTTTCTATTTGGGCAGTTGTGAATGTCACCCTCATAAAAATTGACACGCATGTGCATATTTTTAGCCCG